GGCATCAACGAGGACAAGGAGCCGCGACCCCACGTGCTCAAGCTCCTCGGCGAGCGCGTCATGAACGACATGGCGAAGGCCAACAAGCCGGAGTTGTCGGAGGCGGAGATCGCCGAGCGCAAGAAGTTCCTCGAAGACGACGACGACTGAGCCGGTGGGGCCACGGAGGTAGGTCATGGCTCGCAAGGCGATGATGACGGCGGACCGCGCCGAGCGCATCGCGCTGGAGCTGACGCAGAACCCGAAGTACAAGGACTTCTTCGACTTCTGCGAGACCTACCTCCGGGTGCTCAACAAGCCGGAGACCTCCGGCATCGACGGGGTCAATCTCGTCCCCCTCGTGCTCAACGAGGTCCAGAGGGACTTCGCGCAGAAGATCATCGACCGCTGGGAGGCCGGGCACCCTGGCCGCTTCATCGTGTTGAAGGCTCGGCGCATGGGCTTCTCCACGGTGGTGACGGCGTTCTCCGTGTGGCTCCTACTGACGAACAAGCACCGCAACGGGTTCGTCATCGCCCACGACAACAAGTCCACGCAGAACGTCTTCCAGATGGCGAAGCGGATGATCGACCACCTCCCCTCGAAGGGGCAGGCTGGGTCGGGTCAGGCGGCCCGCATGGGCGAGGACCTTCGCCCGGCGACCCGGTACGACAACCGGAACGAACTCTGGATGGTTCACCCCCAGGACCAGACGAAGGGGCACAACAGCAAGTTCGACACGGCGACCGCCTCGGACGTTGACGCGGGGCGGTCCTTCGAGATTCACGTGCTCCACGGGAGCGAGGTCGCGTTCTGGGATGACCCAGACACCTTGCTCGGCGGCGTGCTGCAGACGGTGTCGAAGACGCCGGACACCCTGGTCGTCCTGGAGAGCACCGCCAACGGCAGCGGCGGGTACTTCTACGACGAGTTCTGGCTGCACTACCTGGGCAAGGACAAGCACGGGAAGCGCGTGGACTCCGACTGGGTATCGCTGTTCTACGCCTGGTGGCGGATGCCGTTCTACCGTCGGGTCCTGCCGAAGGGGCTGACGGCCGAGGAGTTCCTGCGGGACTTCGCCGACGAGACGCTGCGCGGGATGCACTTCGAGTACGGCCTGCACATCGAGCAGACCTACTGGGCCTACCGCTGCTGGCGCGACGACTGCAAGAGTTCGTGGAGCAAGTTCAAGCAGGAGTACCCGGGCAAGCCCGAGGAGGCGTTCGCATTTGCGAGCTCCCGGGTGTACGGCGAGGACCAGGTCAAGATCGTCGAGGACCGCTACCGGATGGCGCCTGTGCATCGCGGGGCCATCGTTGATGAGAGCGGGAATGCGGAGGACGAAGCACGAGCCCGGCTGCCGAGTTGGGACGAGATGGAGCCGAGGTTCTCCGCGGCTACCGAGGGCGCCGAGACAGACGACGACCTCTGGATTTGGAAGCTCCCAGTCCCTGGCCGCGGGTACATCATCTCGGTGGACCCTGCCAGCGGTGTCAGTGCGGGTGACTTCTCGGCCATCCAGGTGTTGGACGCGGTGACTCGCGAGCAGGTGGCGGAGTACCACGGCCACTGCGAGACCCACGTGCTTGGCTACCTCGGCGTGCTGATGTCCATCTTCTACAACCGGGGCTTCTTGACGTGGGAGGTGAACGGCCTGGGGCGCGCCGTCAGCACGGCGGTCCTCCAGACCCAGTATCCGTACATCTACATGCGGGTGGCCCTCGAGCGGGACGCGACCGGCGACGAACAGGTGCCGGGGTGGATCACAACGAAGGCGACGAAGCCGACGATGGTGATGCTCGGGAAGCAGGCGGTGGCCTCTGCGGGTTCAGCTCCCATCAGGTCGGGGCGGTTGTACAGCGAGGTGCGGTCGTTTCGGGAGATCACAAAGAAGCCGAGTCGCGGGCAGTCCGGCGTGCAGGCTGGCGACGAGGTGCACCGACGTGTCATCTACGGAGCTGCTCTCGGCGCGCACGACGATCTGCTGATGGCCTGGCTCCAGGCTCTCGCCGTGCTCGACAGCGGCATGTACGTTGCTGGCGGCGACTACTCCTACCTCCCCACCGGGGAGACACGCACCAAAGAAGAGGTGCTTGAGGAGGAGTGGGAAGAGTACCTTCAGGACTTCGACGCGGCCCCAGAGCGTCGAGCAGGCGATGGGTGGCAGTGATGGAAGATGCAGCAGCAGCGCATGGCGACGACGGCAAGCAGTACCGGCGCAGGTTCAAGAACGCCGAGGCCGGGAAGAAGCTCTTCGACCGCGTGACGAATCGCTACGCCGAGCTCCGTGGCGTGCGCGACGACTACGACCGCTACCTCAAGGCCTACGAGTTCGGCACGCAGCCTGACCGGGGAGACAAGGAGCAGGTCCACGGCCTGCACCTCCTGGCCGCCGCTGTCGATGGGCAGTTGGCGTACATGGCCTACCGCGACGGGAAGTTCTACTCGCGGCCGATGTCCGACTCGGAGGACGCTGCGCAGCAGGCGCGCGAGGCTGCGGCCATCCTCGACAAGTCCTGGGGGAAGTCCCGGTCCTGGGTCGAGGCTCGACGTTCAGCGAAGGACTCGTTCATCTTCGGCACCGGGTACGTGCGGACGAACTACGACCAGGCCGGTCTGTCGATGAAGGCGGACGACTACGAGGTGGCCGACGACGTGTCTCCCGAGATGACCGTCGGCGACGAGCAGGTGATGGAAGGCCTCGCCGAGATGGAGCTGGTAAACGTGGTGGACTCGAACGAGTCGCACGTCTACATCGAGCGCATCTCTCCGTACAACGTGGTGACCCCGGGCGGGTTCATCGACCTTCGGAAGATGCCGTGGGTCGCCATCCGGCACGTGCGGCTACTGGACGCGGTGAAGGCGGACCCTGATCTGAAGGTGCCGCCCAGGATTCGCGCGAACGAGTCCATCGACGAGGCCCACGTCGAGAGCAGCAAGACGAGCCAGCGCCGTGCGATGCCGACGTCGGAGGAGCCAGAACACATCGTGGTCTGGGAGGTCTGGTACCAGGAGTACACGACTGCGCTCGTGACGGTCGGCAAGAAGAAGCAGCGCCGCCGCATCCGCGAGACTCGCTGCGTGATGATGACGGATGCCCCGGTGGACGACTCGACCACCAGCGACCACCCACACATCCTCGCGCACAACGTGAGCTACCTGGACATGCCGGGCTACCCGCTCGTGAGCATGCGGTTTATCGAGGTGCCCGACCGCCACCTCGGCGCCTCGCTGGTGGCTCGAATGCTGGGCCCGGCCGAGGACATGCAGCGCATCTTCGACATGGCGGTCGAGGGTCTGCTGGCCGCGTTCAGCGAGAAGGTCATCATCAACGAGGGCAAGTTCTCTACTACCGCGCGGAACAAGTTGGCTGCCCCAGGCCGTTCGTTGGTGCGGGCGAAGGGGCAGGGCAACCCAGGGAACTACATCCACAAGATCGCAGCGCAGGCGTTCCCGCAGGAAACCGCCATGGCGATGAACATGGTGGAGTCGATGTTCTCCCAGGTGGGCGCCGGCGACGAGGCGCTTCGAGGCGGGCGGAGTTCGTCGGGTTCCGCCACCGAGTTCGCTGGCCGCACGAGCATCCTCCAGGTGAAGTCCGGCGACTTCCAGCAGGCGTTCGAGGCGTTCATCAGCGAGGCTGGCGAGAAGACCTGGGCGCTGGCGAAGCAGTTCTACACCTCGCTTCGGACGGTGGAGACCGTAGACCCGAAGACGGGGATGCCCTTGTTCACCCGGGCGAAGCCTGCGGAGATGCGCGACGAGTTCGATATCCGACTGTTCAGCAACTCCACGAAGGCCGAGTCGCCCGAGATGGAGCAGCAGGCGCTGATGGGATTCACGTCCGCCGTGGTCGAACTCCTGACGGCGCTTCAGCAGCTCCAGGTCCCGCCCGAGGTCGTCGAGCTCTTCCTCAATCGCTTCATGCGCGCGTGGGAGATGGACGGTGCCGAGACGAAGAATGCCTTCGCGGCGATCACCGCAGGCGCGATCCGAGCTGGCGCCAAGGCCGCAGGTGCCGCGCCCGGCGGTGCTCCCATCGAGTCCGGTGCAGCGTCGAACCCGGAGACGGGCGCTCCGCTGACCGCCCCAAACCCGCTGCCGCAGCAGGCCGCTGCGATGGCTCAGAAGCCGGTGGTCTGAGATGTTCAAGAGGCTGAAAGACACGCACCCCGCGTGCGGCCGCAGTTGGCGAGTGACCTTCGCCGACGAGGCTGTGTTCAAGGGGCAGGCGGCGATGTCGCCTCCGTTCCGCAACCACCCGTGCCCGTTCTGCAAGCGACGCACGCACACCGTCGTGATCAGCGAAGAGCAGGCCGCCACCGAGGGGTCTGCGCGCGAGTCCAGAGGAGCGCTCTGATGGCAAGGAAGGCTGCATCAATGCTGACCCCACAGGAGCGCGCTGAGATGTGGGGGTGGTTCGACGCCCGACACCTGGAGGGGACCGAGTTCTGGCTCCAGGAGGTCATCGAGGACAGGCGCGGTAAGCATTGCCTTGCGCAGCACGCCTCGGTCGCTGTGGTCACGCCGGCCATGCTCGACGAGCTTGAGGACTACCTCGGCCCGCTCGTGGTCAACGAGCAGAAACTGATGGGCGTGACCCCGCCCAACCACCTCCGCTACGGGATGATCGACCTGGTCGCCCCGCACGTCCTGGGAGTCCCCTGATGCCGACCTACACCTTCGACTGCACCGCTTGCGGTGTCGGCGGTCAAGAGCACGTGATGAGCATGGCGCGCTACACGGAACTGCTGGATGAGGTACCATGTCCTTCGGGGTACCGCTTCCCGGAGATCGAGTGCTCGAACTGCAAGGAAACCGAAGTCCTGACGCGAGACCCAGCGGCGGACTGGGGAACCTCGTACACCGAGCGCCCGATGACCTGGGGGGACACGACCCCACTCGAAGGTCAGGGAGGCTACAGCCGGGAACGGCAGAAGATCCTCGACGCAAACGGGCTCCGCCAGAAGGACGGGGCCAGACGCGGCCCCCGAAAGAGGCGCCATTACGACCGGTCTCGCGTGAGCACCGGGTAGGAGAACGAGAGCATGGGACCGATGGACTTCAGTTTGCAGGCGAAGGGCACGACCCTTCTGTGCGTGGAGGCGGAGCACGCCGTGTCGAACAGGACGGCAAGCGGCATTGAACTGGTCGGTGGTGGCGGCGGCAGCGGGCAGGCCCCAGAGGTGCAGGTGATGCAGGTCATCAGCGTCGGGGAGGGGCACGTCAGCGACAAGAACGAGAGCGGGCTCGTGCCACTGCACTTCAAGGAGGGTGACCTCATCGTCGCGTCCTCCCGCTCCCCGTGGACTCTGGGTGGGAACTTCTACTTCACGGTCCCAGCTGGCGCTGTCCTCGCCACCCTGGTGCCCGAAGAGGAGCCGTCCAGCATCGTCCTCCCCGGCGTGACCCCCGGCCTGGACGGCCCGCCAGTCCACTGAGGTCCAATTCCATGTAGGTACGAAGAGCCCGGCCAACCACAGCGTTGACCGGGCTCTTCTCGTTGCGGACGATCCCTCCTGTCAGAGCGCCAACGCGCTCGGCAGGAGAAGACAATGCTTAACGAGACCCTCGACAACCCTGAAGCAGGCGCCGACGCGGCCGATCTGAGTACCTCGGAGGGGACCGGCGCAACCGGCAACCCCACCCCCGAAGCTCAGTCCGACCTCGAAATCGCAGCCAACGGGACCGCGGGGAACGAGAGCAGTCAGGCGGAGCCCGAGCAGAACGACATCTACTCGGGCAATCCGGCCGACCTCGATCCCAACGTCTACAACTCGCACTTCAAGCCGATGCAAGCCGGGTACACCCGGAAGATGCAGAGCCTCGCTGAGAAAGAGCGCGAACTCAATGCCAAGATGGCCGAGTTCGAGTCTCAGAAGTCAGCGTGGCAGACGGACCTGAAGTCGTCGTTGACCGCCCCGTCGGCACCAGCACCTGAACGTGAGCCCGAGTCGAAGCCGGAAGCCCCGGCATTCCTCACGGGCGAAGAGCTACGGGCGAAGGTCGCAGAGCTCCACTCCGCTGGTCGCAAGACGGAAGCCCTTGAGTTCTTGATTGAGCAGAGGGCAGGCGCGCAGGCGCACGGGATGGCATCCGCCCTGGAATCTCGCTTCGACAAGCAGGCGGAGACGATCGCGTCCCTGCAGGCCGACTTGAAGCGAGCCCTGGCTCCCGTCGAGGACCAGGCTCAGCGAGGTCAGGTCAGCGCCGCCTACCGAACCCTGATCGAGCAGGACCCGACCTTCGACTCCACCGAGGTCAAGGAGATCGCCGCCGACCGGGTGAATCGCTCGAAGGACGTGGCTGATGCCGTGGCCTCCGGGAATCAGGCGTGGATCACGTCGGCCGTCAGGGCTGAGTCCATGCAGGCACTCCGCGACTGGGAGATCGGCCGCACGAAGAAGGCCGCCGCTCGCGCGAAGACGCAGCCGAAGACGCCGGACAAGCCCCACCTCGAAACCTCGCTCGCCACTGGCGTGCATCCATCCATCGACGACCTCCTCGACGACTTCGTGCGCAAAGAGCCCGAGACCGCGACGAGGCTTCGCTTCCACTGACGGTCGCGGCCACACACGCGCCGCTGCCTGCTGAGAGGACCCAACGATGTCCATCCTGAGCCCGACACTCTCGGACTACACCAACCTGCTCTCCCAGACCTGGGGTGCGCGTTGGGGTGGCCTTGTCAGCAGCATCGTGGACCAGAGCCCGCTCCTGCACTTCTGCTTCGCGAAGGGCGCGGTTCACTTCGAGGACGCTCCCTACGCGACTCGGCCGTTCACCCACGCGCTGAACCCGAACATCCAGACCTACGCTGGCGCCGAGACTCTGAACTCGGCGACGTTCGAGCACACGAAGCTCCTGAAGTGGGAGCAGTGGGGTCAGATCAGTTGCCAGTGCGTGGTCCCCGTGGACGACATCGACAAGAACCAGAACGCGAAGCACGCGGTCTCCAACCTCCTCAAGACCGAGGAGATGATCTGCGCCGAGACCATGTCGCAGTTCATCGAGGAGCAGCTCCACACCGCGAGCGTCTCGAGCAAGGATGTTCAGGGTCTCCGCGACCAGCTGGAGTTCACCACTCCCGCGCTCCAGGAGACTGCTGGCACCGTCGTCGGCGGCATCGCGAAGAGCGTGGCGAAGGGCTGGTACAACCAGTACGCCTCCATCGCCGGTGGGTTCTCCACCGCGGGCGTGAAGGCGATGAAGCTCCTGCACCGCAAGTGCTCGCGCTACGGCCGGTCGGTGGACCTCATCCCCGCGGACCCGTCCATCTACGACGCCTACGAGGACTGGCTGGGCCCGCTCCAGCAGTTGGAGCCGAAGGCGATGGCCGACGTGGGCTTCGACAGCATCTTCTTCAAGAAGGCCCTGCTGTTCGCGGACTACAACATCACCACGGACTCCGGCGAGGCGTTCTTCCTACAGGTCCAGGGCAAGAAGACCTCGAACTACCACATCGACGCGAAGTGGTTCGACCCGGTCAAGAAGGCATCCCGCGGCCCGGTGGACCAGGGCAACATGCGCCTGTGGTTCGGCAAGACCGCGTTCTTCCAGAGCTCGCCCTGGCGGGACGCCGAGGACCAGCACGTCCTGAAGAACAAGACCCGCGTTTCGCTCCAGCTCACCTTCAGCAACCTGCGCGAGCAGGGCTGCCTCGACTTCGCTTCGGGCGCGTTCCAGGCCTAGAGGCCCGCAGCCTCTCGACTCTGAGACCGACCCCCGACCAGGAGAAAGACCATGGCTTCCGATTCCCCACAGGTCCTGCTGACCCGCATCACCACAGGCACCGGCGCTGACTCCGCCGATGCTGAGGTGCTTCAGCTCCAGTTGACCACCGACGAGGTGACGGCCATCGACCCGGTGTTGGCTTCCAACGTCCCGTCGATCGTCATCCCGAAGTTCCAGCACCAGACCACGGTGGAGGACGGGTCCCAGGTCCCGGCCGCCGCTGGTGGGCGAGTGCTCGCGAAGGTGGACGGCTCCTCGGAGAGCGTGGCCGCTGGCGACTACCTCAAGGTCGAGAACGCGAGCAACAAGTTCGTGAAGTGGGACCTGAACGAGAACCTCGCGCTCACGACCGACAACAGCGAGGTCGCGGCCGGAACCGTCCTCACGAACACGACGGACGAGACCGCGCTGTTCGAGCACGCCTTCGCGGCGGACCTGCTCGAGGCTGGCGACGTTGTCGAGTTCTGGGCCCAGGGCCTGGTCATCGACCAGAACAGCACCGACACGCTGACCATCGCGATCCGCTTCGGCGCGACTGCGACGGCGGTGGCTTCGCGCACGCTGGTCATCACCTCGCCCGCCATCGACGTCGCCGACAACGACATCTTCGTGGTCAACGGCCGCATCACGGTCCGCACCGCGGGTGCCAGCGGCACCATGGTCGGCTCCGGCCTCGGTCAGGGTCCCGACGCCGGCAGCACCGTCGCCCTCTCCTGGGCCGACGTGATGGCGAGTTCGGCGCTGGACACCACGGTGGCGAACACCATCTCGGTGACCGGCGACTGGTCGGTGGCCCACGCCGACAACCAGGTCCGCGCTGACCAGTTCTCCGTCAAGGTGACCCGGCCCGACGCTCCTGGTGCCATCGGCATGCAGGCTCTCGATGAGTACATTCGCCTCGTTCGCGGCGTCTCCCTCGCTGCGGTCACGACCGACACCGAGGCCGAAGTGGTCGTGATCAACAACCCCCTGATGATGGGCGTCTAGCCCGAGAGGAGTTCCACCATGGGTGGACAGTCTTCCGCACCTTCGAGCCTCGCGCTTCCCCCCGCGTGGAAGGGCCTCCGTCACGGAAACCGTGTTCACGGCATGGGCTTCGTGTGCGTCACGGGCTCGTTCGTCGGGCCCGACCTGACCTCGGTCTCCAGCGCCCGGGCTCCCCTCACCTTCGGAGGTGGCCCGACCCTGGGCGCCTTCGAGGTGGTGGACGCCTACGTCCGATCCTCGGCCACGATCACCCAGCACGCCTCCAACGGCGCGGGCATCTACATCCGCAACGTAGGGGCAGACGGCACCGGCACCGACAACCTGAGTGACGATCCCGGGTACTCGACGCTGACCGCGGCTGGCGGCACAATGACTGCTGCGGTCACGAACCAGATCACCATCGACGGTCCCGAGTCGGCCACGCCGAAGAACGTGTACACGCTCGAGACGGCTGCCGAGGGCATCGAGGTCTTCATGGACCAGCTGGGGACCGGCGTGGACATGAGCGGTGCGACCCTGCACTTCACGCTCTGGCTCCGCCTCTCCCGCCCGTCGGAGTAGACCAGCACTGCAGTAGGAGTTCCACGTGGCCGACTTCCTCGAGCTTCAGCGTCAGCTAGGCGAGCGGCGCGGCTACGACGGCAACCACACTCGCCTCGGGTCCTGGATCAACCAGGCCATCCGTGAGATCTACGGGAAACGACAGGACTGGTCCTGGGCTCGCGCCGAGGTCCAGTTCTCGTTGCGTCCGAACGAGACGGGCACTGTGGATGCGACGTTCACTGCTGACAGCAACCTGGTCAGCGGTCTCGACGCGGCCACGGTCTCGCGCACGGGTGCGTGGCTGACGCTGCCTGACGGCCCGATTGGGCAGATCGTGGCCGGCGCTTCTGCTGGCACGTCGGTGTACCTATCCACGAAGATCCCATCGAGTTCGACGACGGCGTACAAGGTCTACTTCCTGGACTACCCGTTCCCTGCTGGGATGCGCGGCATCCAGTCGATCACGCTGACGGGCGACGGGAACACGTACCCGCTCGAGGGTCGGTCCATCAACCCGCAGTCGATGTCGTTGCTCACGGCGCGCGACTACGAGACGACGCCGACGCTGTACTCGGTCATCAAGCACTCGCGGCTGCCG